TTACTCGTCCAGCAGAATCACTTTGCCGATATACGGCAGATGACGGTAACGCTGTGCGTAATCAATGCCGTAACCCACCACAAACTCATCCGGGATCGAGAAACCGATAAATTCTACCGGGACGTTCACTTCACGACGGGACGGTTTATCCAGCAGCGTACAAATCGCCAACGACTTCGGTTCGCGCAGGCTTAAGATCTCACGCACTTTCGACAGTGTATTCCCCGAGTCGATGATATCTTCAACAATCAGCACGTCCTTGCCACGGATATCTTCATCCAGGTCTTTGAGGATTTTCACATCACGGGTGGTGGACATGCCGCTACCGTAGCTGGAGGCGGTCATAAAGTCGACTTCATGAGATACCTGAACTTCACGGCACAGGTCCGCCATAAACATAAATGAGCCACGCAGCAGACCCACCAGCACCATATCGCTGCCGCTGTCTTTGTAACGCTCAGTAATCTGACGACCCAGTTCGGCGATACGCGCTTTAATCTCCGCTTCGGGGATCATTACTTCTACAATATGTTTCATAAACTTTATATCCCACTGATTTTAATCAGTTAAATTAACAAACATGCCATGCATTTTAGCTAAAAGTGATACACCGAGTGATATACGGATTATTGCACAAAGCCGAAAATATGCGAAAGCATGAGCACGGTAGAAAGGCGGCGAGTATAACAGTATTAAAAAGCAAATTATGAATCTCTTATTGTATGAGACATCTATCCCACAATAACCCATTATCAGCATCCCCACGCATCATGCCCACCAGCGTGAAGCATTTTTCGCGGGTATAAAAAATCGATGGAGCGGGCAGTCCGGAAGACGTCAGGGTACAGAGATTTGACCCGCCCCTCCCTGTGCATGAGCACAATAAGTAACCGAAGGCGGAATTCCGCCCTCGGTACTCACATATGAGAAACGATATTTCTTCCACCGATCCCCTGTATTTGGGTATCGCAAGTAAGCCCCAAAATCTGGGTGTTACTCTTACTACCCAAACTACGGGTAGTTTCCGTAGTTTCATAGTCGAGTTGCAGATCTGCAACTCGCCATCAGTCAGGGAAATTTTGTAATTTCACGGAGGTTAAAATTCGAAGAGGCGGGCACTCCAAGAGATAAGAGACGGTAGGGATTTTGCTCCCCCTCCTGAATGCAATTTTTCGTATATATATACAAAACAGTGCGGGTTATGCGGGTTAGCGAGTTATCTTCGCGTGCTAAGTATTTTTTATTATTTAATATCAATGCGTTGAAAAATAACATGTTCAAATGTTAGCCAAATCGTAACCCGCAAGTCATTCAAAATAACCCGCAACCTCTCCCAAATAACCCGCAAACACATCAGGAAAGTGGGGCCAGTGATGCCACCGATCCCCTTTATTTGGGGATCGCGAGTAAGCCCCAAAATCTGGGTGTTGCTCTTACTACCCAAACTACGGGTAGTTTCCGTAGTTTCATGGTCGAGTTGCAAATCTGCAACTCACCCACCAGCCAACCCATTTTTGGGCCGTCGGGAATATCAACAAGTTAGCACAGAAATAACTCAGGCAGATACAAAACTCAATTTTGAGGTTTGCTTATTATTCAGTTGGTTAACATCCCTCAAAACTGAGGACTGTACCCAAAACTATTCTTATAGCTCCGGCCTCAGCCGTTGGCTTTTCCCGAAAATATCAGTCAGTTACGTTAACCGCTAATTTCTGCCTTTGGTGTGAATACTGTCGCTTTAACCTACGGTAATTGTTCTGCCTCGGTGCGTGTCACCGCCGTAACCGCGCCAGTAAAACCCACAGATTCGTGGTTTTCCTGAATATCAGGAATCTACCGCCGCAACCGTTCCGGCTTCTTCCACTGGTAAGTATTTTTCGCGCTCTCCCTCCGTTGTTGAGAACGGCGACGGTATGCCAGCAACTCAAGGACTCTGGTTCGTATGTTGCGCATATCCACGCCGTTAAGCTCAATAACGTCACGGCGCATCACCTTAGCCACCACACGCGCGTAATTTTCAGCGGTGACGGTATCCGGCTGCTTGGCCTCCGGTTTGCCTGTTGCCTGGCAGACTCCGGTAACGCAGCGAATTATTTTTAGTAGATCGGTTTCAGTCATTCTCGTCATACCCCATCAAATGCCGCTAGTCGCTCTTTCTGGCTGTCGCTCATATCAAATGCAAATTCCTCATGCTCAGCCTGGAATGTGCCAAACGCCATCAGCGCCGCAACGCTCGGGTCTATCTTGTTGGATGATTTTTTCTTGTTCGGCTTGATATTGGCGTTCGCGTCACTCTGCATCACAACATTACTCATTGACCAGGCCAGCACCGGATCACCACGATGCACAATCACCTTCCGGTTAACAAAAACCTCGAACGATTTCGCCGCCGGACTGAAACGAAGGTAGGTTTGAGGGAACGGCTCCACCTCAAAGCCTGCCCCCTGTAACTGCGTTCTCAGGTGCGTGGCGTTCCACGTATCAAAGCCCACCAGCCTGATATTGAAATTCTCTGCATCCGCCATGATGTCATCACGGATACGGTCATAATCAATGCAGTCACCCGGTGTTGTGCGTATCCAGCCCGCCTTTGCCCACTGGCGATAGATGGCGCGGTTTTTATTGGCGGGGTTCTGTAGCTGAAATTCCGGCAGATAGTGACGAGAAACCAGCATAATGGTTTTACCAACCGGAAAGGCATAGCACACGCTGGAGATGTCGCTTGTAGATGATAAATCAAGCCCCGCGTAACACTCCTGACCGTGTAAATCTTCCTCCGTGAACGTTCCGGCGCACTCAGCCCATGCACCGTTACCCATCCACGGCGTAGCCCCCTGACACCAGATATTGAATCGCTTGGTGAGCATTTCCACCCACTGCGACGGAATACCCCGCGCTTTCTGGATGGTTGAGGCCAGTTTTTCACGATCTACGGAAACATCGATATTGGGATTCGCCTTTATCCACATCGCCGGATCGTCAACCTCGCTTTCATCATCCAGCTCATAAATCAGAACGAACATGGATTCGTTCACCTCTTCACCATCCAGTATCTGGCAGCAATAGTCGTAGTGTTGTTTACAGGCTGAAACAACGTTGCTCCCCGATGTGGTGATGGCAAATAACAGCCCCTCCGGGCGTGCCCCCATTCCCAGTTCAAGCGCGGAATAAACCCCGTTGTCAGGGTGGAGGTGATATTCATCCACAATGGCAAGACTCGGGTTTGTACCTTCAATGGTTGCTGCTTTTGCTGCCAGTGGCTTTAACAGACTGTTGGTTTTCGGGTGTATCACCTTGTGTGCCTGAATATTTACCCGCTTTCGTAACGGTCGGGATAAAAGGCACATCTGACGCGCATCATCAAACACGATCCGCGCCTGATCACGACTCACGGCGGCGGTGTAAATATCCTGCTGCCCGTTTTCCATAACCAGAAACCAGTTAGCCAGGATAGCGGCGACCGTGGATTTGGCATTTTTTCGCGGAACTTCAATGAATGCGCTGGTGTATTTGCGCCGTCCGGTGGCCTTAACCTTAAAGCCCAGGATGCACGCAAAGGCGAACTGCTGCCACGGCTCCAGCTCAATGGGGCTACCGCGCATTGCGCCTTTTACGTGCGGACACACCCTGGAAAAGGCAATAAACCGCTCCACGACCTCCGGATCGAACGTGTAAAGGGGGTTTTCAAGGTCAGAAAAATACCGTTTAACGGCCTGTTTCAGTCGTTTACAGGCCGTAATTTTGCCGTTTTTTACGCCTTCTGCGTACTCATGCCAGGCGGTCAAGCTCGTCCTCTTCCTCTGTTTCCGGTGGATTTCTGCGGCGGCTTACCGGGTCAAAACCCAGCAAAGAAGCCATTTTGATCATTATTCTTTCTGCGTCAGCCTTTGCGCTCAGGGCGGGGTTTCTGCTCTCGCTGCCCTGACTGTTAACAATGCTGAACCCGCGCGTCGCAAGGTCTTCGACGGCTTTGCGGTATATGGAGTAGTTAACACAATACAGTTCCAGATTGCTCCAGTCGGCGGGGGTAAGGTCTTCCCGCCCGGAAAGCTGGCGCGATTTTTCCTTCCACTGCCTGACCGCGATTTCATCCAGGTAAGCGGGGGCTTTTGGTGGTCTTGCCATGTTTTTTTTCGCCCAATTATTTTCAAAAAAATTACCGTGCACAAAAATTTGAGGGGGCGGTCGGTGTCCGGCAGGGACGGTTTCGTCCTGAAAACCACCCCCACCCCCTCTGACGGCCTCACCAGCGATTGCGAAAACATTCCATGACCTCGCGGTCACGGTCGGTTAATCGCTTCGCTGTGGTGCGTTTTGTGCGCCCTGTCCTGTTGGCTTTGTGCTCTGTCTCCTGTGTCTTCCATGTGTCACGCTGCCTTATCAGTCCACGTATCAGCCTGGTTTGCTCCTGTTCAGTCATCATCGCCATACATCCAGTCGTTACGGTGTGCCGCCCGTTCTTCCTGCTCGCGATACATGCCCGCTTTACGGTTTGCTTTCGTGGCTGGATCTTCCCGTGTCGTCTTACGGTTGTGGCACGTCTGGCACAATGCCTGGTGATTCCACTCAGGCCAGAAGAGAACATCACCGCCGCCATTGATGGGAATGATGTGATCCACCACAAGAGCTGGCGTATAAATCCCCTTAGCCAGACAACGCACGCATAACGGGTTTTTGCTCAGGTACAGGGCGCGGTATTTGTCCCACTGTCGGGAATACCCGCGCGCGCGGCGGTGTCCCCGTCTGGCATCCTCTGCACGCCATGCAGCCCGCCTGTGCTCTTCACACTTGCCGGACTTCACGCGCTTATTACAGCCAGGCTCAGTGCATCGCCTTAATGGTTGCCACGGCATCAGTACACCCCTACGTCACGATAAACTGACCAGAGCGCAGAAATAGCCATAGGCAGTTCCGAGTGCTCCACTGGTGAAACCGCTTCCCGGTTCTCGTACAGGAAAGCGATGTACATCAGGCAACCAACACGCATTGCCGGGGTAAATTCCAGCCCGTCTTCAAAACGTTTCCCGATATGCTTCTGGCAGGCTTCCAGCGCCGCATCGGTATACATTTTCAGAAGTTCGCCTTCACCGGATAAATCATCATCAAGTCGAAGATGTGCCCTGACTTCATCAGGTGTAATTCTGGCTTCACTCATCTTTTCTCCCTTTAATTTCCACAGTCTGTTTCCATGCCTGGCTGAACTCATCACCACCTTCACGCGGCGGCATACCCTCACGCTCACGGGCTTCGTTCGGATTCATGATCCCGTTCTTAATCCCTTTCTCATACGTGGCATAACGTTCGGTGGGTGTGGCGCGTAATAAATCGGCTGAATCAAACTCAACCAGATAACGGGTACCAGGTACGGGAGAAGCCACCAGCAAAGCGGCCTTGATTTGCTGTTCGAAGTTCGCCAGCCACGGGCGCATTGTCATGGTCAGAAACGCGCGGCTTGCCTCGCTGAAATTGCTGTAGGTGCTGTTGCTGTATTCCTGCAGAAAAATAGGCGATACGTTGAACATGCGGGCGATGTCTTCAATGGAGAAGCGACGGGAGGCCAGCCATTCCGCATCCTGGTTACTCATTCCCAGTTGCCTGTAATCCATGCCCCCTTCAAGGATTGGCGTTTTTCCGGCATTTTTCGCCCCCTTGTAGCGTTCCAGAGCATCCAATGCCTGTTTACCTTTCACGCCGTCCAGCCATTCGCCTGACGTGATAATCCCTGCCGCCATCATGCCATCTTTCATAATGCTGGCTCCGTGGCGCTGTTGAGCAAGGCCAAGCCCAAGTGCCTCACGGCAAATCGTGACGGGGGAGCGCCCCAGAAAGCCATCATCCGAGGCATAGCGGAGATGCAGAACTTCTTCCTGTAAATACGTGCGCACCGTTCCTGTATAGGGTTCGGTGATGGTATAGCGGTATTTGTGTGCGCCTGTGCGTTCCGGTACAACACACCCCGGCGCATAAGGATGAAGTGATTTTGGCTGCCCGTCCTGCCCCCACTCAATAACCGCATAGGCGTTACCGTTCAGCAGGCAGTGACGCATCATTGTGCGTTTAAACTGGTAAGGTGTCTGGCACGAATTAGGCTGCTCATTCAGCAGAATATCTACCGGGTGACTGTCCAGCCATTCCCGCGCCTCCCTTCCCTTGTCATTACGTACCAGATACAGATAACACGGCATCGTGGCCACCGCCTCAGCGATGACAGAAACCGCATTCATCACTGCAGGCAATGATTCAGCCGTCCCGGCAGAAACATATTCTCCGGATCCGGTATTCGGTACGCCGGACAGCGCCAGAAAATCATCAATGGACAGGTTACGCTGCTCGCTTTTTTTACGACTAAAAGGCCACCACATATCACAACCCCGCCAGCTCAGACCAGCGATGACGATTATTTCCTGTCGGGCATAATTCAGGGTGCTGTGCAAACAACGAACGGTGGGCAATCTCCACGCCAGATTCTGGATAAGCAGGCATCGACGTTATTGTGATTTCACGGAGTTCAGCGGCGGTTACGGTACGCAAATACGGTTTTTGCGCGATACTCCACTCCTCGCATAATGCGCGAAAACCAAAGCTCATTCCTGTAATGTCGCCACGCTCCACCAGCGTAAGCACATCTTTTCCAAGCTGGGTATCCGGCGGTGTCAGTTCAAAACGTAACCCGGTGTTATCCTCAGTCAGTACCAGAGTGCCGGATTTGGTGCGCCCCAGCAGTTGGGTATAGTCATGCTCATACAGGCAGCGCACATCATTACCCGCCGCCAGATAGTCAGCAAAAGCCCCCGGCGTGAACTGTTCGCGGAATTCGTCCCAGATAATTTCTGAAAGGCTGTTCCAGCGAACGGCATACCCCACCAGCTTTTTATTGCTGGCGGTCAGTTCAGATGTGCGGATTTCAAAATCGGTGTTTTTCATCGGTGTACTCCATAAAGCTGAAAAAGGAGGCCGCAGCCTCCTCCTTACTCATGACTAGCCAGCTTTCATTTCCAGAATTTTGATGGCGTTTGAATCCACCACACCACCGCCCAGATATTTATCCGTGTGGACCTTGTAGAATCCGGGTTCAGTAATGTTGTCCGGTCGGGTGCGAATCCCTGTTACATGATCAACGATGAAATAACCACGACTGAAATCGCCAACCGCTAGCGGTGCTTTTCCTGCGCCGATGTCCGGCATGGACTCCAGGCAGTAAACAGGACGACCAAGCAACATATCCGGCGCACCTTCTTTAAGGCTGTCGCGCCAGATATAATCGCCGTTCTCATTTTTCAGCTTCTGTAGTGTCCCTGCCGTGCCCGAGTTCATCACCCAGACGGCATTTTTGCGGTATTTCGCTTTCAGCTTGTAGAGAATGTCGATCAGTTCGTCCGCTGTAATGGCGGTTCCACTTGCCGCTACTATTTTTTCAATGGTGCCAAAAGCGCGGGTTTTGTCACTGGTCGCCGCACGGGTGTAAGCCATGAAGCCTTTCGGCTTGCCGTTACCGTCGCCATTAACAAAATCATCCTCTTCGGTGCTGGCGAACGTGTCGGCAATTTCGGAGGATAACCAGCCCAGAATATCCACCTCTGAAAAATCCAGGATTTCCTGCGTGGTTTTCGGGTAGGCGTAGATCGGATTCAGCTTGATGGTTACGCGTTCAATTTTCGGGGTGTTGGTTTCACTGCGTGCGCTGCCTTCTGTGCCTCGTCCTACAGTTGCGCCGCCAGTGGAAACCAGTTTCTGAAACTCATTTGATTTTGCGGTCTTCACGGTCGCGATCACGCGCATAACACTGTCATCCTGTAGCTGGCGCATGACTTCGCGATCAAGCTCAGGAATTACGGTATATCCGCCATCCCTGCCGCTGTCAGTGCTGGTGGACAGTGATCGCACATCTCCGGTTACGATGTAGTTACGCAATTCATCAGATGATAATTTCTGGATGCCCGTTCCTGGCTTGCTGCGTTCTTCATCAGCCACAGACTCGAGGCGGGAAATTTCTGTGTCGAGGGCATCAGCTTTTGCACGCAGTTCATCAAACTGTTTGCCTTCTTCAGCGTTCAGACTACGGTTTTCACTGTCGGCTTTTTCCAGCAGGGATCGCATCTGGTTTTTCAGGGCGTTTTTTTGCTGGCGGAGTTCGATTAATTTCTTCATGAAGGTTTTCTCGTATTGGTTAAGATTCAGGACGTGAAACCAACACGGAGGGAGCGCCGCCCGACACTCTCGGCATCTCGCAGATCAACCCGGCATCGCGCAGGGGGTCAGGCGGCATTGTGGCGGCTCACGTCTGAGTGCCACACGCCAACATATACATAAAAATCAGTATGTAAATATCAGCCAGAATCACTGAACAGCCAGAAACAACCACGAACAAATAATTTACAAAACCTGAAAAGAAAACCCGGAAAAATCCGGGCCTTTATCGCTTTACTGTTTCATGGAATCCCGCATTCTGCGTCTTATTTTCCACAGATATTCGATCATCGCTTCCACCTGCTCACGGTTGGTTGCGAAAATTTCCCCGGTCAGTGAGCTGCGCAGAAAATCATGATGATCCACAACAAATAACGCATCGGAAGAAAGCAGACGGCGATATTTTTTTGCTGTCGTGGTTTCCAGATCATCAATACCATGAAACTTTTTATGTTGCTGAACTTCTTCAAATGTCACTGGCATGTATCCCCCTGTTATCGCTAAAAGGGTATGTTATCCCCATATGGATCATCATTCCCCGCCTGTTGCTTAGCCCTATTTAGAGCGTCAGTAGCCTGGCCCTGCTGGCCTTTTTTGCCACCAGGTCGCGCCGTTCTGGCACTGATTACGCTGTCTGCGATAACCTGCCAGCCCTGCCGCGTTTCCCCGTTCTGTCCGGTCCACTGGCTCACCTGCATGTTACCCGCCACGCTCAGGAGTTCACCCTTGCGGTGCTTTGCCAGTGCTTCGGCCTGTCTGCCAAACGCCAGGACGGATAACCACATCGTCGCCGTTCCGTCATCTGCCTGGCTGCACGGCAGGGTGACCGCCATGCTCGCCATAGCCATTTGTGTGCCCTTGCTGGTGGTCTTTAACTGTGGGTCAGCCACCAGCCGCCCGTAAGCCGCTATCTGTGCTGTCATGCTGTCTGCTCTCCGGTTTTAACGTTGATGGTTGTCACCTGTTCCGCTTCGGCAATCTCCCGTTCTGTCAGCGTGGCAAAGTTTGCAGCTGCCGTTGTCATGAATGAGCTAATCAGTTCGGGATGTGCTTTCGCATATCCTTCCCCGGCGTTGCGGTCGATGATTTTTATCGACACCCTTAACCAGTGTTCCGTCAAATCAAGGGCGTGCGATTGTGATTTTTTTGTGTGCTTCGCTGTCATAGGCTTTATCTCACAGCAGTAAATTAAAATTTTTGCGTTTTAACCCTTCACCTGTTCACCTTTTGATATTTTATCTTTTAATTCATAATGTTAAGGGGTGAACAGTTTCACAAAAACTATTCACCAACTGTTCACCACTGTTCACCCTTGAAGCTCAATAAACAATCAAAAAGGTGAACAGTGAATAGTTTGGTGAACAGTTCATAAATAACTGTTCACCCTATAATATACTGATACAAAAGATATTTATGACAGGGTGAACAGTGGTGAACAGTTATTCCATAAGTTTAATTTTTGCTATCGTCATTAGTGACCGATACACATGATGGCATCCAGTCTTCTGATTCCTCCGTCAGTGTCACGTTTGAACGCAAACCGTGCTTCGTTTTCCGTTTCATATACTCCCTGCCATATTCCGCCATTGCCCCCGGCATATCTTTACCGAAGCGCGTCAGTGTTACAGGTTTACCAAACCCATGTGCCTTCATATAAGCCAGATAGGCATGATAGAGATACCTGCGCGGGCTGAATGGCACAATTTCAGCATTACCCACTAACAGGCCATCACACATTACCGACGCCATGAGATAGCCGCAGAAGTCCACCAGCGAATCCCCCTCTCGCTTTATCGCCAGTGCTTCTTCAGATTTCTGCTGCTCATATAACAGGCGTCTGGCTTCGTCCTGGTCAGCAAACCGTGTAAGCAGATGGCGAATCACTACCGCCAGCTCACCTTCTATTTTTTCCGCCAGCATTGGATCACGTTCGTTCTCCGGTACAACTTCCGAAAAATTGAATATCACCCGACGACGTGAGATCCCCCCGCTGCGGTCACTGAATGACATGGCGTTATTGTTAACCGCCAGCACTACTGCCGGAATACGCGTTGAGTAGGGGGCTTTGTGTTTCGGGTCAATTGCCACCTTGTCACCGCCTGTAATAGCCTTAATCCCTGCCCCATCACCAGCGTAGCGGGTCATATCCGGCATGATAATCAGCGAAAAGCCAACCACTAACGCGCGTTCCCTTGCATCTTCCAGCGCCTTCATGCTTGCCGATACTGTGTTGGCCTTACCCGCCAGCATGGTGCAAATCTCCGCCATCACGCTTTTACCACTTCCCCCTGGACCTGTTACCTCAATGAATAACTGCCAGTCGTACCGGTTCGCCAGCACCATGAATAATGCAGCCAGTACGCGATCCGCCTTGCGGTCATTCTCAGCCACCGAACGGCGTAACCACTTCCAGAAATTCGGCGCATGTGTTGCCAGCGTTTCCCCCTCTGCTGGTGGGCTGAAAGGTAATTCACTGGCAATTAACAACCAGTCGTTTTTGTTATGCTCCCGAAAATTACCTGTTCTGGTATCAAATACCCCGTTACTGAATCCAATCAGGTTACGGGCTGTATTCCCCATTACAGGCAAACTTAACTTCATGGTATCGACCGCCGATTTAATGGCGTTCTGCGAATAGCTGATCTCCGCATCAATGAAAATCTGCGCCATAGCTCGCTGTAATTCTTTATCCTGTACTGGCTCCCATACAACGCCGTTGTAATGGTGAACAGTGTCAGAGTCGGCATGAATCGCCAGTTCACCGCCATAATGTGCCAGGAGAACTTCGCCGCGTTGACTTGCTCCCATCTGGTTAAGCGCCAGTGATGAAGCGTTATCGTCTTTTACCCGCTCTTTTTTCTTTACAGGCAGTTCAACTACCTTTTTCTTTTCCGCCAGCTCTGCCCGTTCACGTTCCAGATATTCGCGCCAGTTCTCCCGTTTCTGGCTGTGCATTCCTTCAGAGTAATAATCAGCATCCCTGACACCTGCCGCTGCCAGTTTCTGCCCGATGGTATTAACAAGCCCCGGACGCAATAACCCCGCCTGATAGAGACGCACGCGATAGCGTCCGTCCGGTACGATTTGCAGGTTGTCCAGTTCGGCAAGTTGTTGCTCTCCAAGCCAGACAGGAGGCACGTTATCGCCAGCCAGTCGCCCGTCCTGTTCCTGCCACTGTTTCGCATGTGCCCACGCATCACTACCCGCAAAAATGATGACTTCCGTCATTTTGTCACGCGGCTGGTGTTTTAAATTTGGCGCTTTTTTCATTTCTGCTCTCTCCACGCGGCAATCATGTTTTTCAGTTCCTGTAGTTTTTTATCAACATCCATACATGACACATGGTTATTTCTGGAAAGCGGGATTTCCCGCCGGAATCTGCAAATAAAGATCTCCACGTTCAGCGAACTATGAAATGAATAGCCATCACGAATAAAATAAACACGGTCAAACATCAGCTCTTTTACCGTTACTCTGTTACCGTTCTTATCCAGATAAATAGCGCCGGGGATAATTTTTGGGTGTGCATAACCGCTGGCAGTCAAGCCAGATAAATATGTTCTCATGATTATTTATCCCCGATTTGAATCAGTATTCGCTTTCTTTATGGCATTTAATGCATCTGTGGCATTATCAATGGTGCACCGTAACGAAATATCAAACTGCCCAAGCATTGCCAGTAACAAGCCAATATTCCCCATGTCAATGCGCATAGCCTTTTCGTCATATTCCTCATTTTCTGACGCATACCACATCAGGTTACCAATTGACGCAACAGCCATTGATATATTGTCAGTAGCCGCATCCGCAGCAGAATAAACCTTTTTAGCAATATCATGCTCACAGTTAAAATGCGGATTAATCAGGTACTGGTAATTGGTCATGTCAGGCATGGCACCCCCCCTGACGAATACGGGCGGCGAATACCATCACGCAGCCAGCCGGGGATTGCTGGCGTGCTTCCTGTTCGCTGGTGGCCTCAATGGTAATCACGCGCGGTTGTGCCGTGCTCAGGGCGATAAAACGCCAGATGTATTTATTCAGGTTGTGCGAGTCCCGCCCTTGCGGGTGTGTGGTATGATTTAACATAGCTACCTCGATACTTCTGCTATCGTTGGTGGTTAGACGCCCCGTTACTGCTCCTACAGTGCGGGGCGTTGTTTTTTGTGTAATGGTAAGTACAATGGTAATTACCATGTAACTATAGTAATTAAGGGTAATTACCATGTCAACACCATTAGAGAAACGATCGCCACCATACCAAATGCGACTACCAGAAGAATTTAGAGCGCAACTTGAGGAGGCAGCCAAGGCAGACGGCGACACCTCATTAGCTACTTGGATTAAACGAATACTCCGCAAAGAATTACAACAGCGCGGTATCGAGCCCAAAGGCTGACAGCCAACCAGCAAGCCAGCACACTGATCACATTGCCCACCAGCCGCAAATGTGGCATTGTTGGTGATGCGTTCAAGTTTAGTGTGTATCCATTGGCGACCGCCCCCGGTCGCCTTTGTTTTATGCGCGATCATGTGCCGCCTCCCACTCATATTTATCGAAATCAATCTGCCCCATCGCATCTACCAGCCGTACCGCCGGACGCAGAACTTTGAGTTCCTTCTTGCGGAGATTCATTCCATTACTGCCCTGTGAGCCATGAAACTGCTTAGAATGCTTGTCCGCACGAGTCACGGCGTTTTGCGCATCAGTAACCGGCATGGCGATCAGTTCTTCGAGCGACGGCAGATCCACATGATGGAAAGTGACAAACTCCGGGCAACGGAAATAAGCTTTCACGAGCTGGCGCTGTACCTGCCAGGCCAAATCATCGTTAAACGGTTTGGTCAGCAGCAGATAGCCTGATTCCGTAATCAGTGTTACGCGGCCACGTATCGGACTGTTCATTTTTTTGCCAGGGCGTTTAATGCCCCTGTCTAAATATCCAGCCCCTCCCCATTCGACCTCTGACGCGCCGACAATAAAAAAGTCCTCACCATCAATGAAGCGAGTGCGATTACGCTGAAAAGTCTTTTTAGCCGTGTCTTTAGGTCGCTGGTGCGCGGTATCGATCATTGCGAACGTCACCACGCGTTGCCCGTGAAATTCGACGGCAGGAAACTGTTTAAGCTGCACGCTAATATCGCTTTTACTGGCAACAGGGTGAGCGAATCCCTGCCCGTTAAGGGCATTAATATTTTTCATCTCTGATTACCTGTGGTTAATTAAGCAGATTTGCGGCTGTACGGGTTATTGACGTTTTCCACGGCAGGCGGATTACGAACCCACCAGAGCACATCCGAAAGAAGCCAGGCACAGCTGTTGCGGCCAAAGTGACAGCGCGGCGGGAAGCGCCCCTGCTGTTCCATCTTCCAGCGGCTCGAACGAGAAAGACTGGTGATCTCGCTGCATTCATCTTCGCGGATTCGGCGATCGAACTTGAAGCCGTACTCCTCCAGAATGGTGCGGCGTTGTTCAGGATTTGGCGGGGTAAAGGTGATAATTTGCATGTTGCCTCCACTGTTTCTAAGTTTGTGGGGGCTATTGTTATCCTTGTGATTGGATGTCACACTAGACGAAAATTAAATTGTTTTGACCACCAAGATTAAGGAAGAATTTTTCTATCCTGAAGTTCTGACCTGATTTTTTCTATAGAAGAAATTGAGAAGATTTTTTCTATATTTGGCTTTACGGTTTGCGCTATCTGCGTTGAGTCATACTCTCCGTTCGGAAACACAGCCACAGCAAGCACGCCATTGGTGACGCATGCCCCGCGAGATTTAGCCCAGATCATCAAATCAACCACGGGGAAAAGTGAATAATCGTATACCTTTTTTTTAATTGTTTCCCATGACTGGTATGTTTTTTCCTTTTCTTTTATTTTTAATTCCTCACGCCAATTCTTGAGGTTTTTTTCAAACACATCAATCAATAAATCATCCGGGCGTGACAAATCAACTTTAATAAAAAGGTCATTTGGTTCCAAAAATGAGCTAACACTTGTAAATGAATGGTAAACTAAATTTTCAGCCGTTCCCGTAAAATTATTTTCCATATAATTATCTACAGCATCTTTCATATAAATAAAGTCTTCAATGGACATTGGTCGTAACGCAACCCCACCAGACAAAACACCTTCTCTTTTAATAGGAAGTTTAAACGCATCATAGAAGTACGTAGCTCTATCAATCGCATTAGCGACCGCGCCATTTCCAAGTATCCTTCCTACTTCATCGTTATTTGTAAGAGGTTCATTATAAAAAGACCCGCCATATCGATAGAAGTTTTCAAGCATGTCATATCTAACAACCAACTGATAAAATAAGTCTTTATCTGACATGCCAATAAATTGAGTGTAGTTATCTAAATCAAACCATGTTGGCAAATCTTTTTTGTGGCTAATTCTCATTTTTCACCAGCCTTTAAAATAACGATATTAGAGTGATTACCCGCGAGAAGTTCTAAGCGGTCATACCACTTGTTCAGCGCGTCCAGCTTCTCCGGTAAGTAAAGACTACGGTTATAAATCGCCATAACTCCCGGCAAGGCATGGCCCAACAGCAGCTCGACTATATGCGGTGCTATACCCATATTGTTTAGCCCCGTAGAAAACGTCCGACGCAGATCGTGAAGTGTCCACGGCTCGTTATGGTGAAAATCTTTAAAAAGCCTGCGCCCTTTCAATGATACAGCCTGACGGGTACGATCTTCGCCCAGTAACAAACCTGTTTTCCCTGTCTCGCGCTTTAACTCTTCCAGCCACGGGCGTATAGCTTCAGGTATCGACCTCACGATTTTCTCTCGGGTTTTGCTATGCTCTTTCGGTACAGTCCAAATCCACGATGTAAAATCCCACTCTGACCATCGAGAAAGGCGAACTTCCATCGTTCGCGCACCAAAAAGCACCAGCATTTTGAGCAGACGTGAATAATACGGCTGCTGATCATCGCTATCTGTACAGCGCCACACATCAGCCAGCTCGCTATCTGACAATACGCGATCACGTTGACCAGATGGCTGGCCTACATCCTGAATGGTGAGAAAGGCCAGAGCATCACTGGCAGCATAACGGCGAACCTTGCAGAAACGTAACGCCTGTTTAGAAATCTGGAACATGCGGCCGGCGGTCATGGGTTTAGTCTGGTTTATTTCGTCAAAACAGGCCACCCAATGGCGGGTTTCACATCTGGTGATCGGATAACGACCAAGGCGCGGGTAAATATGCTTGCGTAGCTGCGCCCTCACCAACGCCTCATCACTGCGCTTTCTCCTGGCGTAATTCACCAACCAATATTCCAGGGCGTCTTTAACCGTTACAGGCTTAAGCGTTTCTTCTGTGCTCAGCTCAATCTCAGTTTTCGGATCAAGCCCACCAGCCAGCCACTGGCGACACTGTTCCCGCTTTTCTCGCGCAAGTTTTAGCGGCATATCAGGGTAACGGCCAAGCGTTAAACGTTCGAGTTTGCTACCCCTTCCTCCCAACCGGTATGAAAATACCCAGCTAACGTTACCTTGCTTCGAGACCTTAACGCTTAGCCCCTCACCATCGGCAATCATGATCGGCGCTTCACGCTCAGAACCCAGCAATGCTTTTAGCTTTTTGTCGCTCAGTTTGTTTGTGCCAGCCAT